AATATTATAGCGGATGGCCGCCAAGTGTCACAAATCCGTTAATGAGGGTTCTACTATATATTGTGTACCTGTGTACCAATTCATTTGCTAAGTTTTGAGAGAGCTCAATTGGTACACACTCTCTTATTTACAAATATGCCACCGCCTAAACGATTTCAGATAAATCAGAAAAACTATTTCCTCACATATCCACAGTGTTCTCTTACAAAAGAAGAGGCACTTTCCCAATTACAAAACCTAAACACTCCGGTCAACAAGAAATTCATCAAAATCTGCAGAGAACTTCACGAAGATGGGCAACCTCATCTGCACGTCCTTATCCAGTTCGAGGGGAAATACAGATGCACGAATAACAGATTCTTCGACCTGGTGTCCCCAAGTCGGTCAGCACATTTCCATCCGAACATTCAGGGAACTAAATCCAGCTCCGACGTCAAATCCTATATCGACAAGGACGGAGATACAATCGAATGGGGAGAATTTCAGATCGACGGCAGATCTGCTAGAGGAGGCCAGCAATCAGCTAACGATACATATGCCAAGGCGTTGAATGCATCGTCGGCGGAGGAAGCGCTGCGTATTATCAAAGAAGAACAACCGCAACATTTCTTCCTTCAGCACCACAACCTCGTCGCCAACGCCACCAAAATATTCCAAAAGGCTCCGGAACCATGGGTCCCTCCGTTTCAACTCTCCTCGTTCACTAACGTGCCTGACGAGATGCAAGAGTGGGTCGATGAATATTTTGGAAGGGATCCCGCTGCGCGGCCTGAGAGACCAGTTAGTATCATCGTTGAAGGTGATTCGAGGACCGGAAAGACAATGTGGGCACGTGCGCTAGGCCCACATAACTACCTCAGTGGACACCTGGACTTCAACCCACGAGTCTATTCAAACGAAGTGGAGTATAACGTCATTGACGACGTCGCACCGCACTATCTAAAGCTAAAGCACTGGAAAGAATTGATCGGGGCCCAAAAGGATTGGCAGTCAAATTGCAAATACGGCAAGCCAGTTCAAATTAAAGGAGGTATCCCATCAATCGTGCTTTGCAATCCAGGTGAGGGTGCAAGCTATAAAGATTTCCTCGACAAAGAGGAAAACGCATCACTCAGGAACTGGACCATCAAGAATGCGCTCTTCATCACCCTCACATCCGCCCTCTATCAAGACAGCACACAGGCAAGCCAAGAGGAGAGCCATCAGGAGGAGGCGGATTGATCTGGAGTGCGGGTGCTCCATATACTTACACATAGGCTGTACGGGTCATGGATTCACGCACAGGGGAACTCATCACTGCACCTCAGAGCGAGAATGGCGTCTATATCTGGGAGATAGAAAATCCCCTGTATTTCAAGATGTACCGAGTAGAAGATCCACTATACACGAGGACCAGAGTATACCACGTACAAATACGGTTCAACCACAACCTGAGGAGAGCGTTGCATCTCCACAAGGCCTACCTGAACTTCCAAGTCTGGACGACATCGATGACAGCTTCTGGGTCGACTTATTTAGCTAGGTTTATGCACTTAGTTAATTTGTATTTAGATCGATTAGGCGTAATTTCACTTAACAATGTAATCAGAGCTGTTCGTTTCGCAACGGATAGATCTTATGTAAATTATGTGCTGGAAAATCATTCAATAAAATTTAAACTTTATTAATTCATGATCGAATCGTAGAAGTAGATCCGAATCTTAAGCGTTGCATATACAGGGTTAGAGGCATGAGTACATGCCATATACAATAACAAAGCATTCTCCGTGTGATTCTCGTACTTGCCAGCTTCCTGGTGGTTGTACACCACATGATTGTTGACCTTCCAGAAGCGCTTGACTATCGCCTGCTCGTTGCTGGCATACTGTCCACCTGTCACCTTGCCGTAAAACTTGTGCATCACCTGGTAGCGGTCGCGTAGGTCGTTCTTCACCGTGGCAGTGCTAGGCTCGTTGTCGAACATGTTGAACACTTGCCCGAAATCCATGGGCGTGCCATACGGTCTACGATCCCTGACCAACCAGAACATAACACTGTTCGTGTGGTTCTTGAGCTTGATGTTCTCATCCATCCAGATCTTACCGAGGATATACACAGACTTAACACAGAAACGCTTACCTACACGGTGAGTGATACCATTACCACGTGTCACATCAGATATACAAATGACCTTACCCACGTGAGAGACATCATGACGCTGTTCAAAGGACTGGACCTTGCAAGGCCCTTCACAGCCTCTTGGCACGTCGGGCGTTCTCATTGTCCGGTAGATCCTGGGCTTCCTGTACATGGGCCTGTTCACCCATTCAGAGGCCTTGTTAACTCTTGGCCCACTTCCTGCACGAGGAGAATAATTAGCATTGCGGCTCACCTTTGAGGTTCCCGCGATCGAGCGCCATGGGAGATCGCGCTTAGGCATTTTGAATTAAATCCAGTGGGCCAAAGCCTCTTTAATTTATAACCGAAACCCAACAACTTGGCGCCCAAGTTGTTTGAAATATCTTAGCTCGTCAGACGTTACCTGATTGGACGAGACGAAAGCGGAACGCTTTAATTCAAATTAAAGAGAGGCGAACGCACGAGGGGGCAAAAAAATCGCGCGGCCATCCGGT